CATTTGATATACATGGTGATGATATTCGTTTATATCCAGTCCCAGGTACTCCAGGTGAAGTAGGAGTACCGTATTATGGCAATGTTTGGTTTGAATTCATGTTTGAAGAAGAAAAAGCAGCCGGGGCTCTTTTATTTGGTAATACCGCACTTTTAAACGGCGTTGTAAGTGACGCATCAAATATACCATATACTTATCAAACCTACGGCAGTATTAATGATATGGGGCGTAGTTGGATATTGAGATATGGTACCGCACTTGTAAAAGAAACGTTAGGATATGTCCGTAATAAATATTCATCGGTACCTATACCTAATGGCGAAGTAACACTTAATGGTTCGGATTTAGTATCACAAGGCCAAACAGAAAAAGAAGCATTAATAACTCAATTGCGAGAATTTTTAGAAAAACTAACAAAAGAGCAAATGTTAACACGTCAAAATGCAGAAGCAACTCAAATGATGGAATTGTTAGCAAAAGCTCCATTAAGAATATATGTTGGATAAGGAGGTAAATTATGGCACTTTTTGGTGGAATACGAGATGCTCGTTTTTTAGCTTCTATCAATGCTGAAATAATTAATGCAATTGTAGATACGGAAATTGAATTCTTTAAGATTATAATTGAACAAAGTGATGCAAATCTATATGGAGAATCGGAACGTAAATCATATTATGACTCTATATTAATTCCATGTTTAATAACCAAAGATGAAAAAACTAGTGCAATGGATGACTACGGACATTCATATACTCGAACTGGTAAATTTGCAATATCTCGAGATTTGCTAGAAAAAATCAGTATGTATCCGGAAGTTGGAGACATTATACTTTGGGATAATGAATATTTTGAAATTGACAATGTTGATGCAAATCAATATTTTACGGGCAAAAATCCAGAAACATGGCCTAATGGTTCAGATCACGGATATAGTGTTTCAATTATATGTGATGCACATGTAACAAGACAAACGCCTGCAGGTATCAAAGACATAAGACGTGGAGGAGATAATAAATTACCAGGATATAAAGGATTTTAATGCCCAAAACAAATAAAAATAATATTGATCGTAAAACAAACAAACCAAATAATCCAAATGCAGAACAAGGTTTGTATGCCGATCCATTGTTTAATAGGGCAGACCAAATTCGTCGAGATGATGATGTAATACGTTCTCCTAAACGAACAATTTACGATATTGATTATGCATTAAAATATTATATTGATACACAAATTCAACCACAAATTAGATCCGATCAATCATTAATATCAGTTCCTGTAATTTTTGCTAACGGCGAAAAAGCCGATAACGTTCGAAGATTGGGTTATTTGCGAGATGAAAAAGGAAAATTGCAATCTCCGGTAATAATGATAAAACGTAACAGCGTACAAGAACGAGATACATATAAAACATTGGATGTTAATCGACATTATTCAGGAAATCAATTGATATATAAACAACGTTATAATAAACGTAATCAGTATCAAGATCAATTATTTCCGCCACCACTTACAACAGACGCAGGATCTCAAGAAATATTTGTAATTGATATTCCAAAATATGTTACGATTGAATATGAAATAATGTTATGGTGTGATTTTTCAACACAAATGAATGATTTGATAGATCAATTTTTACCATATAATAGATATGCATGGGGCAATGAATCAAATACATTTCATGTATCCATGGGAAGTGTATCATTTGAAACAACAAATACTACCGGTGAAGATCGTCTAGTTAGAGCTACAATGCCGTTAACGGTGTTAGGTACGTTGTTATCGGCTCAAGAAACTAGGATTGAAACGATTCGTAAAATGTATTCTATAAAAAAAGTTACATTTGACGTTGTTGTAGATATTGGAAATTCAAACATATTTTCAACTGCAGTACCAAGACAAATTCTTCAGTACCAAAGTAATATATTGTCTGGAGGTAGTATTACAGTCTCCGGAGGTGGATCGTCGACAACTATAGATGCAGCTACAATGTTGTATTTAATAAGTTTAACAGAAAGACAAGCAACATATTCATCTGCAACTACCGTAACGGTTAATGCGTATGCAGCAATAAATCCTGTAACAACGTTGGTAGCCACAAAAGATGAATTTGACATATACGTTAATGGACAATACATTGATAAAGCTACATATACTTGGACACCAAGTGATGTTGCAACACAAACCATCGTATTTAATACTTCCATGTTAGGATATGGTATAGATGCTACCGACACGGTAATTATTAAAGGGAGATGGCAATAATGAGACAATTTAAGCCCGGACAATTACAAACTGGTTCACTATATCCAATATCGGCAAGTTATGCACTTACAGCATCATATACATTAGGATTAGATACTGGATCTTTAACTACTACCGCATCATTCAATGCATTCACAGCATCATATACCACCGGGTCATTTACGGGTTCATTTCGCGGTGATGGTTCTCAATTAACAGGAATTGTTTCGTCAAAATGGACTGGCTCAAATCCTATATCACGAGAAAGCGATGTTGAGATTACCGGGTCATTGCGAGTTCTAGGAAGCATCATCGGAAGTTTGTTTGGTACTGCAAGTTGGGCACAGAATGCCGTAACTGCTTCATATATTATCACAGCACAAACAGCAAGTTATGTATTAAATGCAGTAAGTTCATCATTTGCTTCTACATCATCATATATAACAGCATCTGGCGTATATGGCCCATATGGGTCAAATAGTATTACGTCCGCATCATATGCAGCAACAGCATCATATTCTAGAAACCTACAAATATCAGGTTCCGTAAATAATGTAGACTATATTGACTTCAATACTGGATCTGCGGTACCTGCATGGAAATCTGGCCGAGTATTTTGGGATAACACTGATGGCGCATTGTCTGTATATAATGCAGAATCTGCAATTACATTACAAGTAGGACAAGAAAATTGGACTCGCGTATCAAATAGAACAGGCACTACAATTACTAATGGTACCGTTGTTAGATTGATAGGAGCTCATGGCGACGTCCCGGAAGTTGAAAGAGCACAATCACTTTTAGTATCAGGTAGTGTAAATGTACTTAATCAAATACTAGGTGTAGCAACTCACGACATTGAAGATAACTCAAAAGGATTCGTAACAACTCAAGGTTTAGTTAGAGGCCTAAATACTAATGCATTTAATGATGGCGACACGCTATTTGTAGGAACAGGTTCATCAGGCGTATTACAAAATACAGTACCAGTTGCTCCATATGAAATTATCCCGGTAGGTGTTTGTGTAAAAGCAGGTCCAGGCGGCAGTGGTATGATATATGTTGCAGTACAAGAACCAATTGATTTTTCAGATTTAAGTTCAGCGTTAGTTGACGGTGTATATCATTATGGTGATCTTTGGACATATGTACAAACTGGGTCAGTTGGAGTTTGGAAACATACCAACCAACTTTCTGGTTCTTATGGCTTAACTGGTTCATTAACTGCAACTAGCATAACAGCATCTAATTTATATGCAGGTGCAACATACATATCTGGTTCATTAATAGTAAATGGTCCATCTACATTTTACGGTACAGCTTCATTTGTTAGTGTAACTGCATCTAATTTATTTGTTAGTGAATCATTTATTTCTGTAAATGTATTTGAACCGGTAGAACGATTTGGTGGATTAAAAGTATATGATTCCGGATCTTCTACAGCTACAGCAAGTTTAGCATGGGACTCACTTCATAATCATTGGGTATATCAAAATGTAGATGGTTTAACATATACCGGCGGTATGTTGTTATCAGGGCCTAGAAATACTGGATCATTAGGAGATGAACCTAACTTAACTAAATGGTTTGTTCCACGCAGCGATGGTGGAGATCATTTAGATAATTCACAGATATTTACTAGCGGGTCTATAACACAGATTACAGGTTCACTTACAGTAACTAGTGGAGTAACTGCAAGTTTAAGTGGTACCGCATCATTTGCAACTAGTGCTTCCAATGCCGTAACATCATCATATATTATCACAGCTCAAACAGCAAGTTATGTATTAAATGCAGTAAGTTCGAGTTTTGCAAGTACGGCTAGTTTTGTTCAAACCGCACAAACAGCAAGTTACGTTCAAACAGCACAAACTGCAAGTTACGTTTTAAATGCAGTGTCAGCATCATTTGCAACTAGTGCATCTCAAACAGTATCGAGTAGTTTTGCGTTAAATGCAGCACAAGCAGCAATTGCTACTACAGCATCTCATGCACTTGAAGCAAATACCGTATTGCCATTAGGCGGAAATAAACAAGCTGGATTCATAAGTTATGTTAACAGCACCGGATCAATGCAATATGTTAAGGCACATCATACACTAAACATTGATATTCCGATCGGCGGTGCATCATCTACTGTAAATTTAACGGGTAGTTTAATTGCATCTAGCATTACAAGTAGTTTGCAAGGAACAGCTTCATTTGCTGTTACGGCATCTCATGCTCTAAACTCAACATTACCTGCAGGTTCAACAGGTTGGATACAATTTAAAGGAAATAGCGGTGCATTTGATTCCACTTCTGAATTCGTATTTGATAAAATATTGTATTCATTAAGTAATGGTAGATCTGTTTCTGCAACTGGCAATTATTCGCATGCGGAAGGCGATCATACAAAAGCTAAAGGAGATTATTCACACGCCGAAGGATCCAGCACAACGGCCGTTGGTCAATTTTCTCATGCAGAAGGCGGTACTAACAGCACAGGAACAGCTGCATATAGTTGTAGTATCACATTGGGCATAGTTGAACTAAGTGCTAGTTACGGTGACTTAACCGGTACATATTTTGATGGTACACTATTTTATTATACAGATATATCTACTATAGGTAATTCAACGTATTATAGCATAGTTACTGGTAGTTTATTTAACGGAACAAATACAATATTTCAACTTCTCAATGACAATAGTACAACAATCACAAACGCTGGTATTATAGATAAAAGTGGTGATATTTTAGATACCGCCGGCGGGTATGGAGCACATGCAGAGGGCGATTCTAACATTGCGATAGGAGATAGTTCACACGCCGAAGGCCAAAGTACCACAACATGGGGAAATTTTTCACACGCAGAAGGGCAAGGTACAACATATGGTGCGAATTCGCATGCTGAAGGAAGCAGTGCAACTACATATGGTGCATATT